GGAAAAGTAAAGTGACAATTAAAATCACTTACATTTTTATCAACAGACATCTCCTTGTTCCTTTCCATTTATTTTTTTTAAATATACGGAAGGACTAGTTTCTGAATGAGAATTTTTGGTAATAGATATTAAATCACCAATAAAATCTTTTTTCATTTCATCAAAAACTTCATCGAGCTGTTCACCCCAATTTAATTTTTGATAACTATATTCAATGTAGCAATCACCAAATTTAATAACTGCATAAGTTTGAGTTATGTCGTTATCAACTAAAGTTTTCTGATAAAAAGGTTCAGTGCCTACCATTGCATCGTAAGCAAATTGGGTTGGGTATTCTTTTCTAATGTCTCTTACAAAATAATCAAAATTATTTTTGTATCTAACATTATTATAATACCTAACTCCCTTCATAATCAGGTTTGCTAGTACCATTACAGTCCTTGTCGTATTTGTAGTTTTCATAGCTACTCCTTACCTATATTATGATTTGCCAGTGATGCACAAGTGTTTTGTTTATAACTATTCACAGGTGATTTATCTGGGTTTTTAACAGATATAACTCTAGTTTGAGTTGTGTCTGTATGTTTCGGAAAAAATAGATTGAAGTTTTCATCTAATTTATTTTGTAAGTTTATATCCATCTGCGTTTTGTGGCTATGCCACAGTCCTCTAGTTAATTATTCAAAATGGTCTTCAGCAGTTTCAACGATAACTACTTCTTGACCAAAATGATTTTGTTGTTCATTGGCTAACTTGAACTTCTTACTTGGTCTGCCAACTTTATTTTTAAGATAAGTTGTTTCAACTTTTGGGTAAGTTAAGTTTTCCAGTTTGCTTATTAGCTTTAGTTGCATTGTTACCTTTGGTTTTCCGCATAATAACGATAGCTGTTTAAGTGATTATCACTATCAACTTCATTATTTAGCTTCGGTTTAGGTGTTATGTTGCCAGTCCAAATATTAAATATATGTTGAACTGCTTTCGACCTGCTCATTGGCACGTCAAAACCTTTTTGTGCTACCTTTGTTATTTGTTCGTAAGTGTCTAAAGGTATCGCAATACTTTTATATTTAGTTACATCAGTCATTAGATTAAATCCTTTATTTGATTAAAGACTTTGTTGTGTGTGAAAATGTAACCACCTTTTTTTAAAGTTAGACGAATTGTTTCAACAATAAAAAAAGTATCTACGTCTGTAGAGTTTATTATCTCTGTTCTATTTGCCATCAGTTATCCTTGCAGTTAAATTAATGAACACACAATTAGGAGAGAGAAAGAAAGGTATGAGAACCTAACTGTGTGTTCTCCTTCTATTTAAACCTTGTAGTGTGTGCAATCAATAGGGTGCAGATTATAATTAATAGTTTTATATACGAATATTATTTTCACCCTGCGATTACCAGACATAAACTTAACCTATAAAAAAGTTAACAATTACTATGACAATTATAAATTAAGGTGCAGATTGTAGTTCTTTATATAAATATTATTTACACCTAGCGATTACATCAATTAATACGTTATCAACTCACAGGTTATCTTTTTATTTTTTTAAAACTTAACCTGACTAAATGTAAGGAAGAACTTGTATTCTATTTTGTCTACAGAATTTTTTATAATCTTTAATTAGATTGTTTAGGAATTTAACAAAATTACTATAAGTGCTTGGCTTTGGAACTCCAACTTTAATACACCAATCGTTAAATGTTTTGCTTAAATAAAATTTCTTTTTATTGTATTTAGGTGGTCTGCTTTTCCAATTCTTTTTAGCATTGGCTACATTCTGAACACATATTAAATGCCATTGATATATTAATTCATATCCAGCTTGGCCTTCATTTTTAGCAGGTATAGCATAACCTTCTAATGATGGTGTGTTCTTACTTAAATACCTTTGTCTTAAATCTTTTCTTTGTAATATTCTTTCACATATTAAACTTAATATTTCTTGTGATGAAATACCTAATCTTTTTAAAATCATACCTGCTTCAATATAAGTCTGCTGTGAAGTAAATTCTGATTGAACTAATTTACTTGTTTTAAATCTTTCAATTAATTGAGCTGGTCTTTTAACATTCTCTGCGGACATAAGTTTTTTTATTTGTGTATTAACATAATCAGCAGTTTCTCTATTACTTCTTAAACGAAACGAACCTCTACCTATTTTACTACCTAATAGACTTTCACCTCTACCAGCTCTTATAGCTCTACCAATATTTTGAAAATTAAATGGGTTGTTTTTTAGCTGTTGAACTTCTTCTAAAAACTTCTTCTGTGTTTTACGATAAACTTCTTCATACTTTTTAGCTAACTCTTGTTCTTTATTAAATTTAGTTTCTAAAGATATTGATACAGTATTAGTATTAGCATCTAGTAAACCACCAGTCCTAACTCTGTAAACTTGAGTAACAACAGGTTCTTGGTTGCCTGTAGTTGGTATCTTAACAACAAAGTCTGGTTCTGTTTTAGCTTTAGTAGTTAATGGCACTGTGTTCTCTACAATCTTCTTACTCATCAGTATTCTCCTCATCGCTAAACAATAAATGGGCTAACTTCTTCCTTACTAATACAGCATTACCAAGTATATTAAAACCACCACTTCTATAGAACTGTTGCCATTCTAGTTTAGGTAACTTTAGTATGTTTGGTTCTGGTTCTAATGACCAACGATATATAACTGTGGCCTTCTCATTGATTGGCATTGCAAGTCTAATAGCATCTTCATTAACAAGTAATACATCACCTGTTTTAAGTTTAACCTGTTGAACATAACCACCTAGAAATCCTACGACATCTGAATAAGACATCAGTTGGTTTAGTTCTTCACAGATTACTAGCTTTGTTTCTTGGTATTTACTTGCAGTCATTCAGTCCTTTATTTTATTTGATTGTCCTATTATCTAAAGGTGCAACCAATCAAAACAGATAATGAAACACATAAGAGCAAATTAAAAAAATTCAATTAAAATTAGAAAAGAAAAGTAATAGCAATAGAAATACAAGTAAAATGACTAGCACTATTCAAGAAGACTACCGCTATCCGTTGGTAATGCTTATTAATTTATAGTTTTACTGCAAATATGTTTGCAATACAGGCAGAGTGTACCCCTATATATTTTATAGGCCAGAGGGGGTAAAAATATTTTCCCACCTATGCGTGAGCTTGTCAGATTTTTTTACCAAATTATTTTTCAGGATAAAACAATAGGTCATTGAACTTATCAGCTAATGAATAGTCTACTGCATACTCTAGAAACTCATTAAGGTTTTTAAGTATAAACTGTCTACCTTCTGAACAGTCTTGCTCATAGGATTTAGGAACTACATCATTATAAATATCTTTTGATAATGATTTAACCTTAATCTTAAACTCATCAGTATTAAACTTTGGTTGTTTATCAACTAGTGCTTTAAGGTAGATGACTTGTTCGTTCATTTTTGACTTTATGTTAGTTTAAGTTCCAATAACTTCCTAACAGCTCTCTAAGGGCTTCCCAATGGTCTGCCAATAACTTCCTGTTAGTATATAATGTAGTTAGAACTATAGTTAGAACTATAGTTGTACTTAAGTTGTATTATTATTATTATTAACTATAGTTAGAACTATAGTTAGTACTATAGTTAAACTATAGTACGATTTTAATTTCTTAAAATAAGAAAACCATAATCAAACTTCTTATAGAACACTGTTTAAACGTAATTACGTACTCCTAGAGTGGGTATGGGAGTGTCTTTTACTGTCTATTGAGGTGTGTGTTTTTTAATTAATAGGTTGCACTTTAGGAAAGCCATAGCTAAAAAGTCTTAATTTAAAGCATTTAGAGCTATCAAGTTGCCCTAAAGACGTACCTTTGTACCCCTGTTTTACCTATATTTTACTGTGTTTGTTCAATTTAGGTATAAACTTTATATCTAAATTTTAGACCTAATACTTAATCCAACTACTATTGTGAGAGTTATCACCCCAGTATTTGTCTAATTGTATTCTAAAGTCTTCCTCTTTCTTTTGACTGTAAGCTAAATCTTGGTCTTTTGCTAATTGTTGTAACCAGTAATGACAAGACATCTGCAAGGCATCTATTCTATCATCTACTGTTAAGTTGTTCACTCCAACTTGTAATCTACTTATCTGGTAGAATAATTGGTACTTCAATGCTTGTTCAGGAGAATACAAATCATTTGTAGTTTCATAATCTTTTCTAATAACATTTATATCTACAATTATCCTATGTTGAGACATCAGAGGTTCTAATGTATCTAAAATTCTTCTGTGCTTATTTGTAGTCTGTCTAATTAATTCTGTAGAACAAGGATAATCTTTTATTAAATAAGGTTTAAGTAATGCTTCAAACATTCCTTGACCAAAGTTATCTTCAATTAAAATTTTATTAACTTTATTCTTCTTTGCTACTTGAGTTAGTTTATCTAAAACATATTCTGTGTAACCTGCATTATATCCACCAACATCTATTAAATAAATATTACCATTTAGAAATTTAGTAACCGCATAGGCAGTTTCATCTTTTCCTTTTCCGCTTGGGTCAATAGACATCACACAACCTGTGTAATCAATCCAATCACCTTGAACTTGCATTGGTCTATAATAACCATCGCCTTGCAAACCTACACAAGGAATATCATTATATTTTAATTCAGGAGAAGAAGCCCATATAACTTTCTGTGGAGCTTTCTCTTGGTTTAAAGTCATCACTGCAAAGTCTGATAACTTCAATGGATATTTATTTAAGTCAGAAAGAGTTGTGTCTAATTGAAATTGTAAATTAAAACCAAGTCTTCCATAACTTGCTTCTCTTTCTAATAAATCTTGTTCATCAAATCTTGATGGGTCAGTTGCTTTACCAACCATATCAGAGTTCCAAGTATTAGAAATAATTGGAGCTAGATTAGAACCATAAGATTTAAATTGTGTTTCATTTGGGTATCTAGCACACCAGTATCTTATTTTATAACCTCTCTCTTGAAGTTTATTATAAATACTAAATTCGTTTTGTGGTGTTCCTAAAAATATAATTCTAGAAGTATCTTCAGGTTTAATTATAGCTTCAAACTCTTTTATACTTTCAGATAACTTATCTCTCATAAATTGAGTTTGAGTATTTCCTGAAGTCTCAATATCATCAGCTACAATAATATCTGCTCTTGAACCTGTAAGCTGACTTGTAATTCCTAAACTCTTAACAGAGGGTTGATGGGAAGCTCCTGCTGGTGCTACATCAAAACTTATCTTACTTTGTCTTTGATTATCCTTTGGATAAAGGTGCATTAATATTGGCATTTCTGACAATAAACGCAGACAAAACGTACTAAAATCATCTGCTCTATTTTTAGATGCAGAGACAACTAATATATTTAAATGAGGATTTAAGAGTAGTTTCCACAATACAAAAGCAGAAGTTATCCAACTCTTACCTACTCCCCTAAAAGCACTGACAATAGTTCTTTGAGAACCAGTAGCAATATAATTTGCAATGTCGTACTGAATTTTAGTTGGTTCAGGAAGATTAAGATGCTTCCAAGAAAGATATAAAAAGTTTCTAAAATCTTTTAATTTTTCATTCACCATAATTTTTTTTGTTTTTTAAAAAAAGCATTATTTTCATTTTTTACAAAGTTATTTATTTTTAATTTCAATAACTTATTCACTTGTGGATATTTACAAAACCATTTTATTAGCTTCTAGACGATTTTCTAAAAGTGGGTGTGATAAAATGTACTTATAAATAAAAAAAAGGAAAATAAAAATGACAAACAAAATAAAATATACAGGAGAAGAAAAAGCTCCGAACTGGACTTCCGACCCACAAGGTTGGAACGAATGGTTTTCGGCTTTTGCTTCTAAGTATAAAAAAGAAAGTCGTAACTCTTTCTCTGTAGTTTATC